TCATCTCTGCCTCTAAATATCTCTTCAAAATCAATTCCTATATATTTTTCAATGTAAGATTCAATAGCGGCAGCATGTGCTTGTTTTACGGCTTCACTTGTATTAGGAATACCTCCTAATTCTCTTTCGGTTTTAGATAACTTGGTAAAATGTTTATCAGGTCTATTCATACAATACTTTCTGTATCCTCTATTTTTAAAATGATATAACAACCTAGGCTTGTTATTTTCTACTAATATAGGCATTCCATAAAAAACACATGCCATAAGTACATCTTCAAAAAATATTTCTGCAGTTTGTGGTCGAGCAATATATTCTAAAAAAAACTCATTACTTGGAGCATCATCCATATTGAACTTAGTTAAACCATGAAAGGCTCCGTTAGACCCGCCGCCGCCTACAACACCGGATATATCATAACTGTCACATCCAAAAGCTCCTAAGTGTTCATTAGCAGGAATTTTCATACCGTTTCTTTCGTGCGCATGGTTTTGAATATTAGCTGAAGGTAACCATGATATATTAAATCTTCCTTTATTATCCGGAACCCAAATTACCTTAGAATCTTTGATTCCGTTTTCCCATATAAACTTTCCTTTAGTTATATGATGCTCTTTTATCATAGAATCATTATAGTCGACTTGTTGATAAAGTTTGCTTAAATTAAATATAGATTGTTTACTTTCATCTCTAAAAGCATGAGATGTAGTTCTAGGAAACTGCCTGTAAAATTCGTTTAAATTATCAGCGTCTCCTTTTAAAGAATCTACTTCACCTTCCCAATATTTAATTGCACTTGTATATATAGGTTGACCATCAACCCCCTCAGCTTCAACTTTAGGAACCTCTAGAACCGGCATTCCGTATCGGTCAATAAAGCCTTCCATATTCCATTCCATTGGAATAAATAAGTTATATAGTCCACTCTTTGTTTGTCCATTGGCATTTCTATTACTTACATCTGAATCATCGTATAATTTTTTAAAATTATTACCTCCTTTTTCTAAAGCATTTGAGGTGCTTCCCATCATACACTTGCCGATTATTTTACTACCTAGTCTCAAACAAGTTTTTGTTACATTCCAATTGTTTAAAATATTATTTGGCTTAACCCATTTGCCACTTTCATCATGAACTAATAGTAATAACTTTTCTCCATCATAAGAGTTGTCATCAGTATTTTTCCAATCTATTGTAGTGTCTAATCCCTGCATGTCATCTTCAAAAACTTCATGCATATTTTTTTTTGTTATTTTAGATGCAGGAACTCTAAAAGCTAATTCAGTTTTAGGTTTATCCATCCCATCCATAATAGGTTTAAAGAAAAATGGAAGCCTACTATTTATAGGCACCACTTTATCTGTAAACATTTTTTTAGCATCGGAACCCGTTTTAGATAGTATTCCTATTCTAGAATCTTTAGCCAATGTAGCCGTATTAATACATTCAGAAGAACCCATGAAAGAAAATCCTGAACGTCTTATTTTTAAATACACCATACCATAACTTCTCTTATCGGCTTTACAGGCTTCCCAAAAAATAAAAAAAGCTCTATTAGCTTCTCTGTAGTCCGGATAGCCTACATCTATCTTTGTCCATTGTAAATACATATAATGAGACCCCGTCACATAATGAGGTTTACCTTTATTCATAAACCAATAACCCTGCTCTCTATAATCAAATTCTCTTTCTATATAATCTATGTATTTGTCCTTAAATGAATTAGGCATATCATTCCATTGAAAAATAGATTTAATTCTCTGTAAGTGTTTAGGGAGTTCAAGTCTTTCCCAATATTGCTGAAGCCTGTTAGAGCTTCGTGAATGTATTTCTTTAGGGGCTTTAGGTAATCCTATTTTCAAATTGGATATTTCAATTACTTTACCTAGTTGTCCATTCTTTGATATAACTACTAAGTCATATTTTATATTGTAGCCATACAGCCAACTTCGTGCCCTGTTTTTATTTGACACGACATTTTTTGGTATGTAGTTTTTAATTTCTTTAATCATCTAGAACGTCTTTCTGCAAATCCCTGTTTGCTTGAAGGCTTACCTTCTCCCATTTCTATTGCTTCTTTTTCAGATTCAATGCGTGATAGGATTTCAAACGCATCCATTATACATAACTTTTTAGTGGCTGCAGCATTTTTTAATCTATCTGCAGCTAGGTCATCATCTAACTCAGGTTTTATAATATCTTCTTTGGCTACTTTTATTAGTTGTTCAACTGCTCGATATCCTGCTTGAATAATTTTTAATTTAGTTTCTTTTAGATTCATATGCTATTATATTCTTAGAACGTATTCTATATAGTTTTTTATCTTCTACTTTAAATTCATATTCAGAGTCCGGCATGAAAGTAACGACATCTCCTTTTTTAATGCCATGTCTTTCTATAGATTGACATGGATACTCCATAATACCCATTAACGGTTCATTTGTGAAAGGCTTATATATATAAGTTTCTGTTTTTGGAAGAGGCGCAACAAAACAAAAAGGCTCGACAGCATACCATTTACTTATTTTTTTATACATATAGTATTGTGTTTCGTCTACAAAAAACTGATTGTCTTTAAAAAAGCTTTTGCCACTTTGCCTTCTTCCATACATATCATTGTAAAATTTAAAAACATTGTGATGTACTAATATGGAATCACCTTCTTCTATTGGACCGGAATAATTAATTGGAGTTTTTAAAACAATAGCCACCCTATTAGAAAAGGAGGCTTCTTCTTCTGAAGTGTTTAATATTATGTCTAACCCTTCAATACTTTTTACATTATCATAACGACTTTCATTAGCCGGTACAACTATAAATTGATTGGGTGATTTCATTTGATTTCATTTAATTAAAATTGTATATTAAATTCAAGAGAGATAGGCATGGTTCCATTAAATTGTTTCCACAATAATATTTCTTGCTCATCTTTGTCTTCTATAAAAATTTGATAGGCATCATCCTCTGTGCTGTATTTGATTAAATGAATTACATGCCTTCCGTTAAGAACAGGCTGACCTACTAAATAGTGCATTCCCCCTGATTTATAATCGGGTCCTATAGAAATTTTTCTTATTTGCATTTTATTAAACTGTTTCTTGGAACAAGAATGACAATCCTAGTTCTCCGTCTGTTGGTGTTACCGACCCTGATTCTTTACATATAAGTCCAAGATTAGTATATTGGTCTATGATTATTGCTTGATTTGCTAAGTCTACTTGACCTCCCGGAAAAGTTCCGTTATCAGAACTATCAAACTCAAACAAACCGCCAAGAGTTGTAGTGTTAGATAATTGAGATGAACTATTATCGGGAATACTAATTAAATCAAACTGAAACCTATCTGTAGGAGAATTAAAATTTAAAGGGGCATTACCCGTAAAAATCCAAGACACTTGCATAAGCTGATACTTTCTTAAAGTTCTCATTAAAGGAATCTGAGTATCCGGAGTTACATTAGAAACCCATTGCATAAAATCATATCCAATAGGAGACGCTGATTGCGACCCTAGATTGTTAATCATACCATTTACTACCGTATATCCTGTACTTAACTGTGAAGATAAAGACGCAATAGACTCTATGGTTACATTTTTAGTGGCATCTGTAGGACTGCCATTAACTTGTGTTATTACTACTTTATCTCCGGCTACCGGAGTTACTAATGGATATTGACTAATCTTTGACATCTGCTTTTTGTTTAACTGTTCCTGTATTCATATTTATTACGGAATCTTGTCCGTACTTTTTAATTAGCTTATCCTCCATGCTTCTAAAGTCAGACTGTAGAGATGACACCTGTTCGTATAAACTTTTTTTCTGAAGCTCTAAATCGCCAATAGCTAACTTATATTTATCTAAAGATAGTTTGGCTTCTTTTAATTCTTTTAGTTCTTCTTCGGTTAATTTTATTTCTTTATTCATTTTATTAGATTTTGTTTATACAAAGATACTATTTTTTATTTTTATTAATCTTTTCAAATGACCTTCCTCCAAAGTATGCTGAAATTACTGTAATCAAAGTAAGCTGTAAAAGGTCTGTCCATTTATCTTCCACTTCAAAGGTAATCATACCTGCATCTATAAATATCATAACTATTGTTGATACAACTAAAAACAATAAAATAATAGGTCTTACGTTTCGAGTCAAGTAAGAAGAATTATTATCGGATAACCACCTATCGGTTATATTTTTTTCCAAGTCTGCTTCATGTTTCATAAACAACTCCGTCATCTCTTTTTCAAATTCATCTTTTTCTTCTTTAGTCTGAACAAACTTATCTACAATGCCTGATAGTTTATCGGCTACATTAGTAGCAGCTCCTCCAAATATTTTTGCTAAAATTTCTTTCATAAGTTTTTGTATTCTTTTGTGGCATCAAAACTAGGACATGCTTTAGGAGCAAAATCTCTGTGTCCATGAATCTTTGCATTGGGTTGTAATAATTTTAAAAAGTACAATAGATACTCTAATGATTCTTTTTGTTTTTGTGTACGAGTATCTTTAGGAGTCTTGCCATCTTTTTCAACTCCACCAATATAACAT